TCCTGCATCTTGGCCATCACGCTGAACATCGGATGATCGATGGCGCTGGCCATCTCGTTGACCGTGGCCGTGCCGTTTTCACGCAGATCGTTCAGGATCTTGATGGCCAACTCGTCTTGCGCATTTGGCTCGGCCGGCTTGCTGATCCGATTGAGGCGGATAGCCATCCAAGGCGTCTTGTGCGGCAGGATGGTATTCTTGATCAGCACAGCCTCATAACGCTCGCCGATCTGCACGTTCAGCAGCGCCGTGATCTTTCCGGGAATAAAGACGTTTTCATTGCCGACGATTGTGGTGGCGAAAGCTGTGCCTGTGTCCAGCCGGTTAATAATCATAATGTCAGACGTTTGCATTATTTTCCCCTGCGGACAAAGCCGCCTTGCGCTGTTCAGCTTGTTGGATCTTCAGTTGCAGGTAGCCGATTTCCTCGCCTACCCACGCTATATTGGCGTTGACGCCGTAGCGGCTCCGTAGCTGCTCGATGTCGTTCTGGTGCAGGCGGATAACGGAATCCCAATCTGCCGCCGTGTAGCCGTCCGTCAGTTCCTTGTACGTCGGCATCTTATTTCCCCACCCGCATCAGTGCTTTTGCCGACCGCATGTAAGACGCATAAACGCGGTCAATGTTGTCCAACTCGTCTTTGTCGGTTCCGATCTCCGCGATGGTGTGCCGGTAAACCTTCAAGGCGACCAGCACCATAATCGTGTCGCTGCAGTTAAGCTTGATCGCCATCACTGCCACCCGAACCCGTACAGCAGGAAGAAGATGCTGGGGATCATGGCGAACAGGCACAAGCAGCCGATCAAATCTTCGAGAAATTCACGCATATCGTTTCCTTTTGTTTGTTCGTGAAACCAAGTTATGCGGACACGCAACACCGCGCAAGCACAAAATGATGCGTTGACGCAAATAATTTTGATTGACCGGCCATGTGCTATCGCTTAGTCGTCGGTCACACGACAGGAGCGAACCCCATGATCTACACCGTGGACGAACTGAAACGATTGATACCAAAGGCCAAGATCGCCGACGCCGCTAAATACTGCGGCAAAAGCTATTCGACCATGTGGCGGATCTTCAACGGCCAGCAGGAACCAAGGGAAGGCACGCTCATCGTGCTGAAAAGCTATGTGGAGACAAAAGATGCAACGCGCTGAGATTCTGGACACGGCCAAAGAATATGTCACCAAGGATCGGGCCGCCACGCATGGTGAGGCCGAACGCAACTTCGGCTTGACCGCAGCATACTGGTCGGCGCACCTCGACGTTGCCGTTTCGGCTACCGACGTTGCCGTGATGATGACGCTGCTGAAGCTGGCCCGCATCAAGAGCAGCGTCGCCCACGCAGACAACTGGATCGACGGCTGCGGCTATCTGGCCTGCGGCGGTGAGCTGGCATCGGGAGCATCAAAGTGAAGCTGGGTGAACTTAAAAAAATCATTGATGGCCTTGTTGAAATCCACGGCGAAGAGATGAACACAATGTTCAAATACCGCTTTGGATCTGGCCGCACGGCACAGGGCGCGGTGACATCGTATCAAGTCTGTCCACCAATGTTTGGTGACAGAGGTGGATCTGTCAGATTCGCCATTGACTATGCACGCGGGGAGCCTGAGTGATGACCCGCATCATCGGCATCGACCCCGGCAAGCAGGGAGCCTTCGCCGTCATGGATGATTACGAGGGTGCGCTGTCGGTGAAGACATACGACATGCCGGGAACCATCGACGGCAAGCGTCAACTGATCAGCGACATCGGCGTCGTCAAGTGCGCGTGGCTAGAACGCCCGTTCTTCCCCCGCATGATCGGCATCAAGAACGCTGTGACCATCGCGGTGGCTTACGGCGAACTCAAGGCGTGCCTGTTCTATGCCGGCGTGCCAACGTTTGAGGTGGATCCGTCTGCTTGGAAGAAATCCATGCACCTGACCACCGACAAGAATGCCAGCCGAGCGTTGGCCAGCCAATACTTCCCCGACGCCTCGGACCAGTGGGCTAGGGTAAAAGACGACGGACGGGCCGAGGCAGCCCTGATTGCCCTGTATGGATGGAGGAAGAAATGATCTTAGACCTAACCAACGAAGCCTACCACGCCCGGCCGGAGATCAGCAGCAGCGATGTCAAAGCCGTCGCGTTGAAGTCTCTGCTGCATTGGAAGAACAAGGTCTACAAATCCAGCCCGACGTTCGACCTCGGCACGGCGGTTCATGCCATGCTGCTCGAACCCGAAAAGGATTTGATCCTGCGCGGGCCGGAAGATCGCCGAGGCAACAAGTGGACAGAGGCCAAGCTGGCCGCCGATCTGGACGGCAAGACGTTGCTGACGGAAAGCGACTTTGATCTGGCACAGGCCATGGCCGCTGCCGTGTTTGAGCATCCGGCGGCCAGCCTGTTCGTCAAGGCGGTTGATCTGGTGGCTGAGGGCAGCTTCTTCGGCGCAGATCCGCAGACGGGCGTCAAAGTCAAATGCAGACCAGACGGCTACATCGCTGCCACCGGCGTCATGTTCGACATCAAAACGACGCAGGATGCCAGCCCGAACGGGTTCCCGCGTGATGTGGCCAAATACGGCTACGATCTGCAGGCATCATTCTACCGCCGCGTTATGCGCTTGCACGGGGCCGGCGACTTGGAGTTTTACTTCATCTGCGTGGAAAAGGCCGCACCGCACGCCGTCTGCATCCACAAGCTGACCGACGAATACATCGCAGCCGCTGATCTCAGGGTCACCGAGACGCTGCACAAAATCGCCAACGCGGAGGCAGCTAAGGACTATCAGACCGGCTGGCCTTTGTGTAACGTGATCGACCTGCCACGTTGGCAAGTCGAACTTCCCGAAGACGATGTCTTTACAGATTTCTAAACCTGCTACCAAGGAGAACACCATGGCAGACAATTCCGACTTCAAGAAAGTGCTGGCTAAGAACGTCACACTGCAGTTCCCGAAACTGCATCAGACGCACCGCTTCAACACGGCCACGCAGCGCAGCGAACCCTGCGCACCGACGGCCAGTAATGCCGCTTGGTCGGTGGCATTCGACATGACCGAGGCCGACGGCAAAGCGTTGCTGGCCGAACTCAAGGCGCACTACGCTGAGTGCCGCAGCCGCAACAGCAAGATGCCTGAGTTCAAAACAGTTTTCGGGGCCAAGCGCGTCAAAGATAAGGACGGCAACCCCACCGGCATGATGCAGTTCTCGGCCAAGCGGAACGGCACGAAGAAGAACGGCGACCGCAACGAAGCCCCAACAGTGATCGACGGCGCAAAGCAGCCCATCCAAAAGCTGGATTTCTGGGGCGGATCGGTCGGCACGGTTCGCGCTTGGGCCGTCGCTGTGGTGGATCCAGATGGCAACGGCGGCATTAGCTTGCTGCTGGATGCTGTGCAGGTTACCGACGCCAAATACGGCGACGGCGGCATGGATGACTTTGACACGGTTGAAGTTAAGAAGCCTGCGGAAGATCCGTTCGAAACGCCCAAGGCTGCCGCCGCACAGGCAAAGCCAAGGAACGATGACTTTGATTCAGACCTGCCGTTTTAACTAAAAAAGAGGCCCGGTTGGGGGAGGAACCAACCGGGCCTAGTCACTCGCAGAGCAGGGAGAACGCCTCGCACCATGTATATACAACATCTATACAAACCCTACAACACTTTGTGCCGCCATGAGTGACATCCGTTTCCTGATGGCGCACGGCAGCTACTTCACACTGATCGACCAGCCCGACCAAACTTACCCCGGCATCTCTTGGCCGGACATCGTGCGCAGGGTCAAAGAGCCGCAAGCCAAAGACAAAGCCGACGCAGATTTCTTCATCCCGTCAACCTACCGTGGCCACGACGGCAGATCCCACGACGCCCAGCGCGTTCATGGCATGTATCGCATGCTGGCCATCGACATCGACATCGGCAACCCAAGCAAGCAAGAGGTCGTACAGGCCGTCAGAGACGTGCTGGGCGATGTCAGCATGATTGTCTACTCATCGTCAGGGGCCAGCGAAGAGACGCGCAAATGGCGGGCCTTGCTGCCTCTGGCTGCACCGATCACCGGGGCGGAATATGAGGACATCCAATCCGCATTCTTCGACCTGCTGCGCCAACACGGGATCGTCCCCGACGGTGCGCTGGCCCGCTGCGGTCAGCCGATCTATCTGCCGAACATCCCCATGAACAAGCGCGGGCCGGATCTCCAACCAAAATTCTATGATTTCGAGATCCTTCGCGGTCGCAACGTGTTCCTGACCGACAGCAACCCGATCATGCAAGAGGTCGAACGCCGTGAAGAGCAGCGCCGCCTTGCCAACGAGCAGGCAGAGATCGGCCGCCGTCACCGCGAACAGCAGCGGGCCGAGCGTCGCCTGCAGCATCCCGACGATGCCAACCCGGTGGACGCATTCAACGCGGCCCACAGCATCGCCGACCTATTGCTGAAATACGGTTACGAGCGGCGCGGATCATCCGACCATTACAGATCGCGCTACCAATCGTCGGCCAGCTTCGCCACGCAGAACTTCGGCACGCACTGGGTCAGCCTGTCTGGATCTGATGCGGCTGCGGCCATCGGCAGGGCCAAATCAATGGGCGACAACGCATACTGCTACGGCGACGCGTTCGACCTGTTTGCGCACTATGAACATCAGGGCGACTTTAAGGCCGCCGTGCGGGCCTACGGTGCGGAGATTAAGCCGCCAATCTCCGCATCGCCGCCGTCCGACATCCCGGTCGGCCCGTTGGATGATTTCGACTACGTTGCGCCCAAGCAATTGGATCAGCCCGCAACAAAAGATTACATCGACATCCCCATGGGCGAGCAGGAGCCACCGTCACCTGCAGCCGAGTGGCCCATGCCGTACAAGGCGAAGATGGGCCACAACATCCCGCCGCGCCGATGGATCTACGGCTACCATTACCTGCGTTCATTCGTCAGCCTGTTGGCATCGGCCGGCGGCATAGGCAAGACAAGCCTGCAGATCGTGGAAGGGCTGTGCATCTGCACTGGGCGCGAACTGCTCGGCGAAAAGGTCCACGAACGCACCAACGTCTGGATCATCAACCTTGAAGATCCGTTAGAGGAACTTGACCGCCGCATCACAGCGGCAATGGAACACTACGGCATCACACAGGACGACATCGAGGGGCGCCTGTTTGTCAGCGCGGGCCGAGACTTCAGCCTGAAATTCGGCACGCAAACCCGCGACGGGGTCGTCCCCAACATCGCCTTGGTCGAATACATGGTGCGCAAGATCAAAGAATGGGACATCGGCATGATCTTCATCGACCCGCTCGTCGGTGCGCACAACGTGAACGAGAACGACAACGGTGCGGTGAACGCCGTCGTGGCCGAGATCCGACGCGTGGCAGACGAAGCTGGCTGCGGCATCGCCCTAGTCCACCACATCCGCAAGGGCAACGGAGAGGATGCCTCGGTGGACAGCGTCAGAGGGGCCGGCGCACTCATAGGAGCCGTCAGGGCTGCCCGCGTAGTCAACAAGATCAGCGAAGACGACGCCATCAAGCTGGGCATACCGCTGGACGAAGCCAAGGGCATCTTCAGGGTAGACGACGGCAAGGCCAATCTCGCACCGCCGGCCGCAGCGTCCGTCTACCGCCGCATGATCGGGGTCAAGATCGGCAACGGGGAATACGTCGGCGTCTGCATCCCGTTCACACTCCCCGACGAGTGGGAGGGCATGGACGAAAAGACCGTCAACAAGATCCTAAGCTTAATCAACGCCGGTATTTTAACGGACGACGGCGTTGAGCATTATAGCAGCCGACCGCAGGACAAAGAACGCTTCGCCGGATCTGTTATAACGAACTTCCCGTTCGAGATCGCCAAGCACACCAAGAACGACGCACAGGCCAAACGGATCATCAAGCATTGGATCGAAAACGGCTTGCTGGAAGAGTTCACCTATCGGTCGTCCGGGCAGTACAAAGACCGCAAGGGCCTGCGTTCCACTAGCCGTGTTGGAGAGCAGTTTTGACGTCCGCCAGTGGGTTTTTCCAGTGGCGGACCAGTGGCGGAAAACAGGTAAAAACAAATCTTCCGCTGCTGGATTTCCCCTATAGTAAACTACCTGCGGCGGACGAGTCCGCCACTGCCGCTCGCCTGTGGCGGACTGTCAGCGAGCCGGTAGTTTGCAATAGGGGAAATCCTAGCGAACAGCAGCAGGATAACGCCGGCCAATGGAGACGATCTCGGACGACGGTCAACACCAAGCAGGGCGGATCGACGGCACGGGTCAGAGCGACCGACCGGATCGACGGCACGAATCAAACTCATCGCAACAAACTAAACGGGAGCGGAATATGATCATCAACGGGCAGGAACTTATTAAGGCAGCGCCGATTAAAGATATGCTGACGAGCAAGCATATATTTAACGGGGTCAGCCACGGGCTATCACTCGCGGGCTATGATATACGAATTGAGCAAGATGTTTTTTTTGGTGAGCATGGCGTCTGCGTCGATGGCGAGTGGAAGCAAGGCCGCTTCACACTGGCGTCGGCGGTAGAAGAATTCAACATGCCGTTCGATCTGGTCGGCGTGGTCCACGACAAGTCGACGTGGGCAAGGCGCGGGCTGGCCGTGTTCAATACGGTGATCGAACCGGGTTGGAGGGGATACCTCACGCTCGAACTGGTTCACCACGGGCTAAAGCCGCTGCACATCAAGGCAGGGTCAGGCATCGCGCAGGTCATGTTCAGCAAGCTGGCCGTGCCCGCAGCGTACCAAGGCAAATATCAGGATCAGGCTCGCGGCCCGGTGCAGGCCAAGGATGAGCAAGCATGACAAACACCTTCAACATTCCAGAGACTGATGGCGGATGGGATTTCATCATGGCAGACCCGCCGTGGCATTTCGCAACATTCAGTACCAAAGGGGGGAATAAATCACCGCAGGCGCATTACAAAACCATGCCGCTGGACGTCATAAAGTCTTTGCCTGTGGGTGAAGTTGCAGCAAGCGACTGCCTGCTGTGGCTATGGGCTACGGGGGCCAACCTACCGCTGGCTTTGGAGTGCCTACCTGCGTGGGGCTTTCGGTATTCCACGCTTGGCTATTGGGGCAAGCTAACCAAGACAGGCAAGATTGCGTTTGGCACTGGTTATGGATTCCGTTGCTCTGGTGAGCCGATCATACTTGCTCGCAAAGGAAAGCCAAAGAACCAACGAAATGTTAGGTCGCTGATTATGGGACTTGGCGGATCAGGTTCTGGTCGCGCGCATTCGGAAAAGCCAGAGGAGGCATATGCCGCTGCTGAGAAACTTATGCCCAATGCAAAGCGTCTTGATCTGTTTTCACGTAAAACCCGCAATGGGTGGACCGCGTTTGGCGACGAAGCAGGAAAGTTTGATGATGCGATTCAAGGGTTGATCGTCACATGAGGCCGCCGAAGTACAGCAAGAAGACGGACCGCGTCATCCATCCGCAGGCCAGCCAAGATGACATCAAGTGCGACGTGGCGATGGCTGGGCTGACCCGTGCCATGGAGCAGATGGACAAGAAGTGGGGCATAGGCTGCCTGATGGGTCTCACAGGCCCGGAGACGCTCGCCAAGTGGGGTAAAGCCGTGGCGGGCCTGTATGCCGCAGAGGATGCAAAGGACGCTGGCAAGGTGGCTGGCTGGGCCGAAGTGTGTGTGCGTGGTTTGGCTATGATGGACGCGGAAGCCACCGCAGCGGGCCATCAGCCAGCGGATCCGACGATCTGGGAATACGAGTTCGAGGGCGTGACCTACGGCATCATCGAGGATGGCAGGCAGTGGCCGGCAGCTTACCGCAAGCGCAAGGGGTTGGTGATGTTCAACATGCGCGAAGTGGCCATAGCTTTAGCAGCCCATCGCAACGATCTGGTGCGACAGGTGAAAGAGAGTTTCCCCGGTGCTGAGATCACAGCCATCAGGCGGCCGACGAATGACAGCATAGATGACGACTTGGGAGATGTGTTCGAATGAGCAAGATGATCGACATCACGAAGGAAAAGCAGGGCATGTTTTGGATCAATCTGCATGATGCAGAGAAAGGGGATCGCCTCGTCTATCACGTCGGTCAGCATTGTGGTGGCGTGCATCGCAAAGATGCCGCACAGGCAAGCAGGGCTGACGCTGTGATGCTGGTGACAAAGCGGTTGAGTAAGGTTGACGGGGTGTTTGCATACATGGCGGTCAAGAGGTGAACGGGGGTTGGACCAACCCAGAGGACACGTCGCCTCGCGTGGGCATAGGCGAGCCGGGGCCGGCTTCGGTCGGCCTTGGTGGTAGCTGGTTACCCCATTTTGCTGGCTTGGTGTTCACTGTCAGTTAACGATATTGGGGCATAATGTGGCAGATAGGCTAAGTCATTGATATTGTTGAGGCGGACATTGGACAGAATAGGCATTCGCAGATTGAACGCGTTATATAGACGGCAGCGGCGTCAGAATGGCACGCGAACCGAGGTGACCCCCCCGGTATAGGGGGTTAAGGCGGGGCGGCTGCTGCTGCTCCCCTTCACACATCCTGCCAACCCGAATAAAAAAAAATTCTAACATTCAGGGAACCCATTGTCCACATAACGCACACATACTATATAACGCGCACAACATTGGAGAACCTCATGGACACTTCCTGCAAAAATCATGCTGACAAGGTCGCCATCGTCAGGGGCATGTGCCAAGCCTGCTACATGCGCGAACGTCGGCTCAAGCAGCGGCAAGAGTATCAGCGGCAGTATGATGCCAACGTGGGCGCACAGGTGAAGGGTGTGACAACCGCAGCACGCAATGCGTTGTCTGCTGGTGCTGGGGTCATGTTGCTGCTGCCGAACTGGTCGAGCGAATTAAACGCAAAGTTTCGCGCCAAGGTTGACGCGAGCGGTGGCAAGGATGCTTGCCATATTTGGACCGGCACGCGCAATAAGGCTGGCTACGGCATGATCTCGCTCGGCGGCTACACGGTGTTGGCCCATCGGATGGCCCACGCGTTGGCGACGGGTGATGTGGCGACGGCGGTGGTTATGCACTCATGCGACAATCCGTCCTGCGTCAATCCGGCCCATTTGAGATCCGGCACGCATATGGAGAACATGGCCGACATGCGGGCTAAGGGGCGGACGGGAAAGCGGTCGGCGGATCACCTACGGGATCGCAGCAATCACCCGTGTGCCAAGCCTGTGCAGACGCCTAACGGCAACTTTCCTAGTGCGGCGCTGGCAGCGGCTGTTTTGGGTTTGCATCCCCGTGCGGTGTCGCGTTACTGCCAGATCGGCCAGCCCGGTTGGCGGTATGTATGACCTAGCATCAACCTGCTTGAAAAAAAATTATAAAACGCCCATAAAACCCAAGCTAACCTAGGGAGAACACAATGGCTGGCCGTGCTTTGAAGAAGCGTTTACTTGGCGAGATTGAGGATCTGGGCGGGCCGGAATGGTTGCAGGATTATATCGCTGGCGGTGGCACGATTGCCGACCTGTCGGTGAAGCTGGGCTGCTCGCGGACTTACCTGAGCCGGCATTTGAATGCGCAGCCTGAGTATCGTGCGGTGATCGACGACGGCCGGCGGGAGTATGCGGATCAGTTGGCCGAGGAATCGCTGCAGATCGCGGACGGGATGGCGTTGGTTGACGGGATCAGCCGCGAGCAGGTGATGGTGGCGAAAGAGCGGATCGACGTTCGCAAGTGGATGGCGTCGGTGAACAATCCTGACAGGTTCAGGCACAATCCGAACGCGCCGAACGTGACAATCAACATAGGCCAGTTACATTTGGATGCTTTGAAGAAGCGGCGTGACGGCGGCATAACGATAGAGGCTGCGGTGGCCGAGGCTGTCACGGTGGTAGGGGGAGATGACGATGGCGAAGAATGACGGCAACGTGGTGGATATGTTCAACCCGTTCGAGCCGTATATGACGGTTGACGGCGTGTTGGAGGCTGCGGGCGAGCGTGGGCTGAGTACGGTGCTGGTGTTGGGGTATACGCCCGACGGCAAGCTGTACGTTTCGTCGTCCGGCGACATGACGCGCAAGGACGCCTTGTGGATCATTGAGATGTCCAAGCTGGCCGCCATCATGGGTGAGGACGAATGACGCAGAATCCTTTCGAGGAGATGATCGCCCGCTACGGGATGACGCCGGAGGGTCCGGGGTTGTTCGTGCGTGAGATCCTCGGTGCCGTGCCGGAAGCCTATCAGGATGATTTGCTGCGTGCCGTCGGCGGTGGTGAGCGGAAGGTGTCGGTGCGGTCTGGCCACGGCACGGGTAAGTCTACCAGCTTGAGTTGGTCGATGCTGTGGTTCTTGCTGTTTCGGTATCCGTGCAAGGTGGTGGTGACCGCGCCGACCAGTGCGCAGTTGTACGACGCTCTGTTTGCGGAATTGAAGCGGTGGATTAACGAACTGCCGCCGGCGTTGCAGGGGTTGATCGAGGTGAAGACCGACCGGGTCGAATTGGTGGCCGCGCCGTCGGAAGCGTTTATCTCGGCGAGGACATCGCGGGCCGAGCAGCCCGAAGCGTTGGCCGGGGTGCATAGCGATAACGTGATGCTGGTGGTGGACGAGGCCAGCGGTGTGCCGGAACAGGTCTTCGAGGCTGCCAGCGGCTCGATGTCGGGCCACAGCGCGATAACGATTTTGGCCGGCAACCCGACACGCTCGTCTGGCACGTTCTACGAGACGCACAACCGGCTGTCGGATCATTGGCATACTTTGCACTGGTCGTGCGTCGAGAGCAGCCGGGTGTCGGATGAGTTCGTCGAGGAAATGAAGACCCGCTACGGGGAAGACAGCAACGCGTATCGGATCCGCGTGCTGGGTGAGTTCCCGTTGGGCGACGATGACACGATCATCCCGCTGTATCTGGCCGAGGCTGCCAAGGGTCGGGATGTTGTGGCATCGCCGACCACGAAGGCTGTGTGGGGTTTGGACGTGGCGCGGTTCGGCAGCGACCGATCGGCATTGGCCAAGCGTGTCGGCCCGGTGATCACCGAGGTGGAGACGTGGAAGGGTTTGGACCTGATGCAGACTGTCGGTCGGGTCAAGGCGCAGTACGATGGTTTGATGTCGGCGGACAGGCCGTCAGAGATCCTTGTGGACGTGATCGGCCTTGGGTCTGGTGTCCATGACCGCCTGCGTGAATTGGGCCTTCCTGTGCGGGCTGTGAACGTCTCCGAGGCTCCTGCGTTTGGGGCGACCTATAACAATCTGCGCACCGAATTGATCTTTCGGTTTCGCGGCTGGCTAGAGGCGCGGGGCAGTCGTCTGCCGTCGGATGGCGAACTCATTGCGGAATTGACCTCGATCAGGTATTCTTTCGGCAGCAGCGGCAAGATGAAGGCCGAGAGCAAGGACGACATGCGGCGGCGCGGGTTGCGTTCACCCGACAAGGCCGACGCGGTGTTTCTTACTTTCGCCGGGGATGCCGCGACATCTTTGGGTTCGCCCACGGGTAATTGGTCGAAGCCGATACGGCGGAACTTGAAGGGGATAGCTTGATGGCGATAGAGGACATCCTGAAGTTGATCTTGCGCGAAGGCGAAGATCTCGGCCGCACTGTCATCCGCAAGAAGGCCGACCAGATGGCGCTGCCTCGCACGGCACGCATTCAGCCCACCGGCGACAAGTTGATGCCTGAAACAACAGATGCCTACCTGCGCACGCTCGACATTGTGCCGCAGCAGTCGTTCCGCCAATACCAGCCTGACTTTTCCGGCGGCGCGAAGATGCCATTGAGCGGCCGTATGGGTCCGATCATTGAGGCACAAGACGAATTGTCTACCGAATTGGCACGTCGCATGGTTCCGGGTCTTGGAACGCAAGACCAGTATTTCTATCACACCGGCCCGATCTACGAAGCCGCGTCAAACGCTGGTGTCGCTCCAGATCCGTTTATGAAGCGGTTTGCTTCCTATTTCGGTGGCACGTCACCACGCACGCAGACCGAGCCTAACATGCTGAACACCACCATGCTGCAGTATCGTGCGGCAGAGGGTATGCCATTGGATCGGCCGGTGCTTGGTCTTGCCGGCGAGGGTGCAGCCAATGACGTTGGTTATGCCATGATCACCGGCACGCACCCCGGATTGGCTGCGCGTCTTGAATCCATGCCTTACGGCAACTTCGCCATGAACCCAAAACCCAGTTCGTTTGCCCAGAATACAATGGGCAATCTGCAAGGCGTCACAGCCGACACGCACGCTAACCGTGGCGCGTTGTTGGCTTTTGATTCGTTGTATCCGGGCCAGATCCCAAGACAGTTTTTCAAAAATCAAGCAGCATACGATATTTACCGGGCTGACGGCATCAACGCCATTGATCTGGACAGCGCAATCAATGACAGCTTGCAGACTGCTAAGGCTGGCGGAGTTGAATCTCAGGTTGAATATGGCCCAATGGCCGATCTGTACGAGCGGACGGCAGGCAAGCTTGATGTCGCCCCGGCAGAGGCTCAGGCACTTGGTTGGTTTGGCTTGGGTCAAGACACTGGCCTGCGTTCTCAATCTCGCAGCATTGTCGGCTTGATGAATGACCGCATCAACGTGACGGCGCAATTGCTCGGCATCCCGCAAGAGACGGTGGCAAGGCTGTACTTTCAAGGCCGCATCCCTTTGGCCAGTGTCGCCGGCGCTGGCTTGCTTGCTGGTCAGGATGAGCAACCGAGCCAATCCGACATTGAGGCATACCTAGCGCAAAAGGGCATGTGATGGACCAGCGCCAGCAACTTGAATACGCCTACGGCCGGCTGTTTGATCTTTATCAAAGCGGCAATATCCGCGACGCTGAACTCGCTGAGTTGCAACGGCTTGACGGGGTCTTGCGGCCGATTTGGACCGAAGAAGATGCGGCAAAGCTTCAGCAAGGGCCGCCCATGTCGGCCAAGGAAAACATCGCACAGTTTCTGACAGAAACTATTCCTGTGATGCGCACGCCGTCGTGGCTTCGGGATCCTGCGATTTCAGATGAAATGTACAAAAGGCAAGACTATCAGAATGCCGTAAGGAATATGGGGATTCTTGACTTCATCCCCGGCGTAAGTGCCGCGACAAGTTTTTCCGACAGCGCGATTGATGCTAATGCTGGGAACGCTGGTGGCGCAGCAGCGAATGTTGCATTGGGCTTGCTTGACGCCATCCCTACGGTTGCTTACTTGAGAAAAGCCGGAAAGCCTGCAGTGAAAGGTTTGATTGAAGGAATGGTTGACGTTCCAGATCATCCCATCACCAGATCTTATTTCGCTGATAGGCTGGCCGCTGCGCAGGCAACGCACGGCCCGGTCGGCCGATCTGTAGACATATACTCTCCAGACGATTACGCCGGTATGCGCATGGCAATGACGCCGGCAGGTGATGCTGGATATGTGGTTAAGCCTGACGGCGAAATTGCCAGTGTGGTGAAGGCCAAAGGGTCGCCATTCAAGGATTTCTCTGGCGCTGTAATGCGACGGTCAGAGGATCAGGGCGGGAATTGGCTGAACGCTTTTGATACAGCATTGACCGGCATGTATGGCCGCGCTGGTTTTGAGCCTGTGTCACGTTTGCCATTCTCAGAGGATGTGGCTCGCTCTGGATGGGGCGATGACGTTGCCGACGCGTTTATGGCTGCAAATAAGGGGTATAACAGTGGACGGCCTGATCTCGTGTTTATGGCTCGGAACCCATCTATGTTTGGTCCTATGGTTGCTCCGGGGTTGGGCGGCAAGATGACCAATGATTGGGATGTGGCCACGCAGATGCTTGATGCAAGACTCAAGGAATTAGGGTATAGGTAATGGCAACAGATTACATGCGACAATACAAAGAAGCCTATCAGAAACGCAAATCTGATGAAGCCAAGGAAGCCGCCAATGAAAAAACCGACCAAAGCCGCAGCCAAGATCGCCAAGGTGATGGGCGAGTTTAAAGCTGGCACACTGCACGCCGGCGTAGATCCGAAAGGTCCCAAGAAGGCCGCCACGGTTACCAACCGCAAGCAGGCCGTGGCCATCGCGCTGTCGCAGGCTGGCAAAGGACGTAAGAAATGACCCTAGCCACATATGCCGAACTGCAAACCGCCGTAGCCGACACGCTGAACCGTGACGACCTGACGGCGATTATCCCGACGTTCATCCGTCTGGCCGAAAGCCGCATTGATCGGGATCTGCGTCACTTCCGGCAAGAGGTCCGCAGCGCGATTACGCTGTCCACGCAATACGTCACCATCCCGGCGGATTACTTGCAGCCGATCAGGTTGCAGATCTTGGACGGATCGACCAGCGCGGTGGAGCCGATCAGCACGGCGCAGATGTTGCAGCTTCGTGGTGACCGTTATGACCTGACGGGTCGGCCCACGCACTACACGCTGACCGCCGGCAGCTTTGAGATGTATCCGACGCCTGATGTAGCATACAGCGCGTCTTTGGTGTACTATGGCCGCGTGGCTGCTCTTTCCGTCAGCAATACGACGAACTGGCTGCTGACCGAGGCCCCCGACGCTTACCTGTACGGCACGCTGGTCCACTCGGCCCCGTATCTAAAAGACGACGCCAAGATCGCTGTCTGGGATAGCTTGTATAAGGCGGCGATGGACAATTTGAACGCGACTTCGGACGAAGCTAAATTTGGCGGATCTGGGTTGGTGATGAAGACGCGTCGCGGCGCACCGTAAAGGGTAGACAGATGGCAGATACAACCACCACAAACTTTGCGCTGACAAAGCCGGAAGTCGGCGCGTCTGCTGACACTTGGGGAACCAAGATCAACACCGATCTGGATGCGGTTGACGCGCTGCTCGGCGGCACGGGTGCGCAGAAAGCCAAGCCGAACCTTGAGGGTGGTTTGTGGAAGATCGACGGCACGGCTGTCACCCCGACGGCCGCCGAGTTGAATTTCGTCGACGGTGTGACATCGGCCATCCAAACGCAACTGAATGCCAAGCAGGGGCTGGATGCCACACTGACTGCATTGGCCGCATACAACACCAACGGGCTGCTGACTCAGACCGCCGCCGACACGTTCACTGGACGTACCATCACGGGAAACTCGTCGCTGACTGTGACTAACGGCAGCGGCGTATCTGGCAACCCCACGCTGACCCCTATCCTAGCCTCTCAAGCAGAAGCCGCAGCCGGAACTGATGCTAACAAGCTGATGACGCCGTTGACGGTTGCGCAAGGGATTGGCCTTGCTAACTCTGCCCCAGTAAAGGCTGCGCTGAATGCGTCAGGCTCTGCGCCAATCTATGCCTGCCGCGCTTGGGTCAACTTTAAGGGGACAGGCACGGTTGCAATTCGTGGGTCTGGAAATGTGACAAGCATTACGGACAATGCAGAAGGTACTTACACAGTAAACTTTACTACGGCAATGCAGGATGCAAACTATGGTTATGCAATAAGTGGAAGCGAAGACAACAGCAACGGCAGCGGCAATAGGAGTTGCTTTTTTGTAATTTCAAGGGGAACTTCATCATTTACGATTGTTTCTGCAAGTAACTTATCTAGTAACCAAACAGATTTTCTTGAAATATCTGTCTCCATATTTCGCTGAAAGGACTACCAAATGCACCATCGTATTATCTACACTAACGACAACGGCAGTGTTTCTGTCATTGTTCCCTCGCCTGATTGCGGGCTGACGGTTGAACAGATCGCGCGGAAGGATGTGCCTTTTGGCAAACCGTTCAAGATCGTTGACGCATCAGAAATCCCATCTGATCGCACACAACGCAATGCTTGGGCAGTGGACAGTGCTGATCTTACGGATGGCGTTGGCGCTGACTATGGTGTCGGCTCTAACAAACCCTTTGTCATGCCGGAGTTAACACAATGATTATCAAGATTGACCCCATCAAGCTGATCCCTACCCTTGAGCAACAACAGGCCGCACGCGCCGAAGCCTACCGCTCAGAAGCAGACCCGTTGTTTTTCAAAGCGCAGCGCGGTGAAGCTGAGATGGGGGACTGGCTTGCAGTAGTCGAGGCTATAAAATCCCGCTTTCCGTACCCAAGCGAGTAATCACAATGCAGCAAGACGCAAACCTTTTAGAGATCGCCAAGCTTGTCTTGCAGGTCGCCGTATTGCCTCTCACCGGGTTCATGTGGGCGCATTACAAGATGACACAAGGCCATCAGACCGAGATCGCCGTGATGAAGTCGGAATACAATCTGACAAAAGAAGGTCACGACCGCGAACTAAAAGAGATCAAGAACGGCTTCAGTGATGTACTGAAAAAGCTAGACGAGATCCAAAAGGAAATGCGCAAGTGAGCGTCAACCAAGCCACGATTGATCTGATCAAGCGGTTCGAAGGCTGCAAGCTTGCGGCCTACCAAGACATCGTCGGCGTCTGGACAATCGGCTACGGGATCACCGAAGGCGCGGGCGTCGGCATCAGCCCGGCGCGTGGCATGACGATCACGCAAGACCGGGCCGAGGGGTTGCTGCGGCAGGCCGTCGATAAGTTTGCCGCCACGGTGGATGCTCTCATCACAACCAACGTGAACGCAAACCAGTTCGGGGCCTGTGTGTCACTGGCGTATAACATCGGGCCGAACGCGTTCGCCAAGTCTACCGTCCTGCGTGAACTGAACGCTGGCCGGAAAGATTCTGCTGCCGCCGCATTTCGCATGTGGAACAAAGCTGGGGGGGAGGTGATCCAAGGTCTGGTCAATCGCCGTGAGGCGGAGATCAAGTTGTTTCTAACTCCTGTCAGCGCCGACATGCACGCGCTTGACTATACAGCCAAGCCTACGCCGTCAACCATCAACGCCATATTGGCAAAACTTTGGGGGCTATTCAGATGACATCCACTGAACTCGGCGGCATCGTCCGCACCATCGCCGCAGCGGGATTTGGCATTCTAGTCGGCAAGGGATTCATCGACGCCGAAACGGCAGCAGCACTGGCTGGCGCGGTCGGCACGATTGCGATTGCTGTCTGGTCTGTCTTGGCCAAACGCAAGGCATGATGGCACTCCTAGCCTCTCTCCTGCGGTCTGCGGTGGCATTGCTGGCCGCTTGGGCCGGCGGCAGGGCTGCGGGGCGTGAGGCTGCCAAGATCGAGGAGTTGCAAGGCTATGCCGAAACTTCCAAAAGGATCGACACGGTTGGGCCTATGCCTGACCGTGATGCTGCCGCTGAGTGGCTGCGGCAACGTGCCAAGCAACGCAGCAATCTGTGATGGCACAGCGCAAAGCCGCACATCACATGCGCAGGCATTGGTGGCGGATGGCGGCCCGCGTTCGATGGTCACTGGCGCGTTACTGATTCAGCAGATCGACGCCGGGTGTGGCCAATGACACCTCGACAGCGCGAAATCTACGACATGGTTAAGAAGCTGGGCGGCAAGCGTGCTGCGGCTCGGCAGTTGGGCCTAGATCCCAAAACAGTTCGCCATGCCTACGCGGTGGCCGAGGCTTGGCTAAATGCCGACGTTGGTATCATTGCCGCCTTGGAGAACACCGGCCTGTCGATTGAATCCGGCAAGCATGGGTGGCGGCGGGTTCAGAACAAGGAAACAGGATCTTGGGATTCGGTGTTCTGGAAGTCTGACAGCACGCAAGATGATTTGACATCATGGGCTGATCTGTTCCGCGAGGCTTTGGGATCAGTTCCGCCGTCTTTGCCTGTGCCTGTGCCAGACAATGTGGCCCATGATCTGCTGCCGCGTTACATCATTGCTGACGTGCATTTCGGGATGCGTGCATGGGCTGAAGAGGCCGGCGAAGAGTACAGCATTGAGATCGCCGCTAAACGGCTGGCAGACGCGTCGGCGGTGTTGATCAATGCCGCGCCGTACACCGACCGCGCCATCATCTTAAACCTCGGCGACACGCTCCACCAGAATGACAGCAAGAACATGACGCCGACCAGCGGCCACATCCTAGACGTGGATGGCCGCTTCGGGCAGGCGGCGATGGCTGCGGTCAGATCGCACGTTGCCTTGATTGAGGCGGCCAAAGCCAAGCACAAACAGATCGACGTTGTGGTGCTGGCAGGCAACCACGATCCAGACTTTACCCATATGCTCGCCATCGCTTTGGTGATGCGCTACGAACTAGATGATCGCGTCACTGTACACTTCAACCCAGCCAAGCTGTGGGTTTGGGAGTTTGGCCGCAACATGCTGACGGCCCACCACGGCGACAAGACCAAGCCAGATCGGCTGGCCATGCAGGTGGCCGACGTTCACGCGCAGATCTGGGGCCGAACGCATTGGCGTTATATAGACACCGGCCACATCCACCAAGACAGCGCCAAAGACATCGGCGGGATATACTGGGAAAGCCATCGGGCTATAACCACCCGTGATGCCGCTGCGGCTGGCTTCGGTTACACGGGCCGCAGCACTATGAAGTGCATCACCGTTCACCGCGAGCGTGGCGAGGTAATGCGGCACACGGCGGCCATAGGATGACACCATGCTAAAACTGTCGTATAGTCTGGCCGACAGGAGGCCCAAATGCCACTAATCCCGATCCAGTTGCCTCCGGGCATTTACCGCAACGGCACAGAGTATCAGGCCAGCAACCGCTGGTATGATGCCAACCTTGTGCGCTGGATCGACGGCACGATGCGGCCGGTCGGCGGATGGCGGTTGCGCGACACTGTCGGATCTGTTGCCCCACGCGCATCATTGGCTTGGCAGGATCTTTCCGGCGACCAGCGTTATGCCGTCGGCTTTTACAATGCTCTGAAAGCTGTGAACGCGTCAGGAACTGTCACCGACATATCGCCCACAGCTTTGGTTTCTGGCAACCTGTCTGCCGTCGTCAATACCGGCTACAGCGGCGGGTTTTATGGTGTTGACGCCTATGGTACGGCCCGCGCCGATCAGGGCAACTATTCGGAAGCAACAACTTGGGCGCTGGATAATTGGGGCCAAAACCTTGTGGCTTGTTCCAACGCCGATGGCAGGCTGTTGGAATGGACCTTGAACCCAGCCAACGACGCGGTCGCCATCAGCGGCGCACCAACCAACAACAAGTCGCTGGTTGTGACGGGCGAGCGTTTCCTGTTCGCGCTTGGGGCCGGCGGCAATCCTCGCAAGGTGCAATGGTCCGACCGCGAAGACAACACCACTTGGACGCCTCTCACCACAAATGAGGCTGGCGACATCGAGTTGCAAACATCCGGCCAGATCATGCTCGGCATCAAAACGCGTGGGCAAACCTTGATCTTGACCGATCAGGATGCGCATTCAGCAACCTATCAGGGGCCGCCGTATGTTTACGGGTTCGAGCGTGTCGGTTCCTCTTGCGGTGTGATCTCTCGCAAGGCTGCGGTGGCTGTTGACGAGGGCGTGTTCTGGATGGGCAAGCGCGGCATCCACTTATACGCCGGCGGATCCGTTCAGGACGTGCCGAGCGACGTGGCAGATTACGTTTTCAACAACATGAACACGGCGCAAGTCTCCAAGATCTTCGGCGTGTCGAACCAGAAATACAACGAGATATGGTGGTTTTATCCGTCGGAAGATTCGAACGAAAACGACAGCTATGTCGTATTCAACTATGCGGAACGCCATTGGGCTATCGGTAGCATCGTGCGGACCACCGGCATGGACAGCGGCGTGTTCCGCAACCCGATCTGGCTTGGGTCTGACGGCAAGTCGTATGACCACGAAACCGGGCTGGCCGTCGATGGCGCAGACATCTTTGTTGAAAGCGGGCCGATCAGCCTAGGCATGGGCGACAATGTTTTGTCAGCCACCAAGCTTATTCCAGACGAACTGACGCAGGGCGACGTGACGGCGACATTCAAGACGAAGTTTTACCCCAACGACGTCGAACGCAGTTACGGGCCGTATACGATGGCCAACCCGACCAGCGTGCGGTTCACCGGGCGGCAGATCAAGATGCGGGTTGACGGCGCACGGCTTGCTGATTGGCGCGTTGGCATCATGCGGGTTGACGGCACGGCGGGTGGCTTGCGTTGAGTTTAGGATTTACCCCACCGCCGGTGACCGAGAATCTGCAGTTTTGGGCGCAGAATATCGTGACCTATCTGCGCCGGACAGCCTCGCGCCTGCAGTTCAAGTCGGCAACGTCGTCGGCCACCGAGGACGGCATTTTGCTGTGGGATCCGGCCAACGGCTATCCCGTCGTGAGCAAGAACAACACTTGGCGGCAGATTGTGTTATCCGACGGCACTGCCATTTTCAATCAGGATGTGGACATCACGGCGGCTGCGGCCAACACGGCATACAAGATCGCACTTGATCTTGTGACTGCTGATGCAATCACTTTGACAGGTTCGCCGGCAACTGAAATCACGTTTCAAGACGGTGGGCTTTATCTTGTTTCGTTTACTGCTCAAATCACCAGCACATCAGGCAGCGCAGTTGAGATGAGGTTCTGGCCGCGATTGAATGGTGTCAACGTGGATGGGTCAACCATTGTTGCCAGCTTGCACAACAACGGGGCAACCACTGTCGTGTCGCGGTCTGCAATTTTTGATCTAAATGCCAATGACGTTTTGAATGTGATGTGGGCAACGGATAGCACAAACGGATTTCTGGAAGCACACGCTGCCACCGCCTACGCACCGTCAGCGCCGTCTGTCACGCTGGCCATTACACGAATCCGCGCATGAACATCATAGAAGCCAACCGCAAGCACATCGAGGCGGCCCTAGCTTACAGCGGCGGCACGCATCTATTTGAGGATGTAGAAAAGGCCATCAACGACGGCATCATGCAGTTGTGGCCAGCTAAAAATTCTGCCGCCGTGACAGAGATCGTCCAGTATGCTAGAAAGAAGGTGTGCAACGTCTTTCTAGCTGGTGGTGACCTTGACGAGATCATTGGCGGAATAGACAGCCTAACCGAGTGGGCGAGATCACAGGGATGCGAAAGCGTTACGCTGTATGGCCGCAAGGGGTGGGAACGGGTTTTGGACAGTCACGGGTTTAAGCCGGTGATGGTTGTCTTCGAGAGGAAGATATAATGGGCGGCAGCAGCAACACTTCATCGTCGGTCAAGGTTCCTGCGTGGCTTTCGTCTGCCGCACAGGACATGATCAAGCAAGCACAGGGCAACGCGCAGATCGGCTATACGCCTTACTACGGGCCAGACGTTGCGGCCATGACGCCGGCACAGATCGCCGCCATGACGGGGACGAACTCTGCCGCGTCGGCGTTCGGTTTGCAGACAGTTGACCCAATGGCCGGGATGCCTGCCGCCACCGATTACAACGGCATGAGTGCATATTCGTCTGGCGCTGGCTACGATGCCGCCTTGGCTGAACTCAAGGCGCGATTCCCCGGACAGTTTGATGCCATCATGTCGCAGTTCATTGACCCTGTGACTGGCCGGATGGCTGGCGCAACGAGCGGTCAAACAAGTGGCACAGGGCAGCCTCGGATGCCTGCGCGGACACCGCAGCAACAATTTTGGGATCGCATCAACAGTGGCGACGGCGGCCCCGGAAATGACGGCCCAGCCGAACCTATGGGCGGGCCGGGTGCAAGCGGAAGCTTTTCTGGCCTTGTCTCAAATGTTGGGTCGTATCTCCCCGGCGGTGTGAACTCTAACGGCGGCCTGTTGAGCAACGTGGTCGGAGCCGTCCGCAACACTATCAGCCCACAAGGCGCACCAACGGCTGCCAATCGGCCCGTTGCTCGCCCACGTTAACCAAGCAAGGATAAGTCATGGCAGGTTCAGCAAATCCGAGTAGCGCGGTCCAGCCGACGCAGCCTGTAGCCACAGGGGCAACACCCGTTGCACCGGGCAGCGCCGCGCCGAACGTCTACAACACGGCCAGCAATCTCTACAACCAAGCGGCGGCCGGTCCTAACATCAATCAGTTTATGAACCCTTACACGGGCATGGTGACGGCCACCACGCTGCAGGATCTGGAACGCCAACGCCAGATGCAGACCAACGACATTGGATATAATGCCACCCGTGCCAACGCATTCGGCGGATCCCGTCAGGGTGTGGCCGAGGCTTTGACCAACGAAGCCTTTGCGCGGCAAGGGGCCAACACTTTTGCTAACCTGAATCAGCAAGGGTTCAACACGGCTCTGTCGGCGGCACAAGGTCAGCAAGGCATTGACTCAGCCTTGGCCCAGCAAGGGTTCAACTTCGGCAACACCATCGGCGCACAGCAAACCGCGCAAGGCCAAGCGCAGCAGCAAACCAACCAAGCCCTAATCGACGCCATCAAGGCGCAATACGGCGGCTTCACTGGTGCGCCGAACAACGCTCTGGCTGGCTTGATCAGCGCACTTGGCGGGGCCAGCATGGGCCAGCAGACAACGTCGCAGACAACCCGAAACAATCCGGGCGCACTAAACATCTTGAGCGGTCTGCTCGCACTCTAATCTGGGGACGACAATGGTTGACTACCGCGCCGCAGCAGCAGAGATCGCCCAGAAATATGGGATCGACCCTGACTTGTTCGCTCGCCTGATCCAGCAGGAAAGCGATTGGAACCCTAACGCCGGTAGCGAAAAGGGTGCATTGGGTTTGACGCAACTCATGCCCGGCACGGCTCTCGACATGGGGGTTTTGCGGATCGACCCGCTGCAAAACCTTGAAGGCGGCGCGAAGTATCTGCGGCAGCAGCTTGACACGTTTGGCGGGGACAAAGCCTTAGCCTTGGCTGCCTACAACGCTGGGCCGGGTAACGTGAAGAAATACGGTGGCATCCCGCCATTTAAAGAAACGCAAGACTATGTGAGCCGCATTCTTGGAACACAGCAGCCGAACACCACACAGCAAGGAGGCCCAGCCGTGGACCAATACGCACAACCGCCGCAGCAAAAGGGCATCCTTAGCTACATCACCGACCCCGAAAAGCGGGCCAAGCTTGGGCTGGTTTTGAGCAGCCTCGCGTCAACCCCGAACGCCGGCGTGCAGCAAATGCTGACGAACAAGATCGCCGGTTTTGAAGATACGCGGACACAGAATAAGACGGCGCAATGGCTGGTGTCTAAGGGTCGATCCGATCTGGCCGAGGCTGTCGCCGGTGGCATGATCTCGCCGAAGGAAGCTGTGGCTGCGGCCATGCAAGCGCCGGAAGAAAAGGGTCGCGTTGTTGATGCCGCAACTTTGCGTTTACGGTATCCCAATGCTGTCATTGAAGAAGGCTTGTACAGCGAAAAACCTGATGGCACGATCTCCAAGGTTGGCGGCGGCGGCACAAATATCAACATGCCTGGTGCGCCCGTGATTGGCCCTGTTCCGCCTAACTATGAGGTTGTCAAAGACGCAAACGGCAACAATGTTCTGCGGTTGATCCCCGGCGGCCCCGCTGCCACCGAAGCAAACATTGTCGCAAACCAGAACGCGTCGCTGGCCGCTGCTGCCGGTGATTCGCTTTCGCTGATCGACAGCGTAATGGGGGATCCCAACTTGGGCGCTATTACGGGGATGATCCAAGGCCGTCTGCCGCCAGTAACTCAAGCGGCAACTGACCTTGTGACGAAGATTGACCAGATGCAGGGTCAGGCATTCTTGCAAGCGTTCCAATCTCTCAAAGGCGGCGGTGCAATTACCGAGCGCGAAGGTCAGGCCGCACTAAACGCTGTGGCTCGATTGCAGCGCGTTCAAAGCGAGGAAGCATTCAAGGCATCTCTGCAAGAACTTCGCACAATCATTGAACGTGGCAAACGCCGTCTTGAAGGGCAAAACATCCCCGAAAATGGCGGGATCGAAGTTGGGGAGCCGTACTGATGGCAGACAAGATTTATCCCGTCACCAAAGATGGCGTAACATTTGAGGTCAGGGCGGCAACCCCGGAAGACGCAAAGGCAAAGGCAATGGCGACTGATGTTGCCAGCGTTGCCCGCATCATAAACCGTTCTGGGGACACTCGCGTCTTTGAGCGTCCGAACGGCCAGCGTTATGTCGTCTCCCCCGGATTCAGTTCAACCGATCCTACCGCCGTTGCCAATGCGTTGGCCGGCATGACGGGTGGCGACATTTCCAAAGGGTCAATTCAAGAAGGATTGATCCAGCAGTATCCATCTACGTCGCGTGCAGTTGAATTTGTGCGCGGGGTTCCTTTTGCTGGATCTCGCCTTGATGAATTGGCTGGCTCTGTGGCTGGGCCTGAAGCAGCATCAGGCGTGCAGGCACTATCTGATGCTATGTTGGCACAGCGACCGGGCGAAACGATGGCGCTAAACTTAGCTGGTGGCGCAGTTGCAACTGCTCCTATCGCCATGCTTAAGCCTGTTCAGGCTTTGGGCGGTGCTATTATTGGGCAAGGGCCACGCATCACGCAAGCCGTTCGCGCAGCATTGGCTGGAACGGGATTGGGTGCTGCAGAAGGCGGCATCTACGGCTCTGGCGAAGGCACAACGCCGCAAGAGCAACTGTCTAACGCAGCAACTGGTGCGGCGTTTGGCGGCGCGGTCGGCGGCATCACTGGGCTTGCAGGCCCGTATGTTGAGGCTGGCATCAAGAATGTAATTTCCACTTTCCGAGCCAGCGACATTGGAACAATCGCCGCCACCTTTGGTATTTCGGCAAATGCGGCTCGCGTCATCAAAAACACTTTTGAGATGGGTGGCGACATGCAGGCCGCCATTCAGCGCCTTATGAAAGCCGGCGACGATGGCATGGTGGCCGACGCTGGTCAGGCTGGGCAGGCATTGCTGGACGCCGTTGCGGCTTCTGGCCCGTCTGGATCTGCCGCCGCTCGTGGGCCGATTGACCAGCGCATGGCAGAAACAGCGCAACGGCTTGATACTGGCCTTACAAGGTTGCTCGGCCAACCAGCCGAAGGCCCGGTGACTGCCGTCAACGAGATCATGGCAAACACGGCCACGCAAAGGTCAGACCTTTACGGCAAGGCATACCAGACGCCGATTGATTACTCTGCGCCGTCTGGTCAAAACATTGAAGCCATCATTCAGCAGCGCGTTGAGCCTGACGTAATGATGGCGGCCATCAGGGAAGCCAACGCTGAGATGGCTGATCGCGGTATGGTCAACCAACAGATCATGGCGCAGATCGGTCCTGACGGCTTGATCAGATTTGTTGAGATGCCGAACGTCAGGCAGATTGATGAATTGAAAAAAGCACTCAACCAGCTTTCACGCAATGCTAGAAACACCGAAGGACTTGTGCCTAAAGAGACATCGCAAAGCTTGCGATACGCTCGCCAAGCTAACGACATCAGAGACGCATTGGTTGAAGCCACCGGCGGCCCGCAGGGAACCTATGCGCAGGCATTAAAGGTTGGCGGCGATACCATCCAAGAGCGTAATGCCTTCGAACTTGGCGAGAGGCTACTTAGCCCAAACACCCGCGTTGAAGATGTCATGCTGGAAATTGGAAGGACGCCGTCGAAAGCGCAACTTGAGGCTGCGCGTCGTGGCCTTCGCACGCGCATTGATCAAGTGGTCGGTGACGTTAAGCGCATTCCGAGTGACCCAAACCTTGACGCACGTCAGGCGTTGGCAACCTTGCGTGAGATGGGCAGCGACAATGCACGCGAAAAGATCAAGCGCATCATGGGCGGTCAGGCTGACGAGATCTTCCGCCTGCTTGACGAAGCTGGGGTTGCTGCGGAAACGCGGGCTGCGATGGCTGTAAACTCACGAACGGCTGTACGTCAGGCAACGCAGGAAGATATTGCGCAAATGACTGCTCCGGGCATGGCCGGTCAGGCATTGCGCGGCGAGCCGGTAAACACCACCAAAAAGCTTATTCAAGCCGTGACGGGGTACACAGATGAGTTTACTGTGCAGCAACGTCAACGCGTCTATCAGGATCTTGCCAAAGCGTTGACCCAGCGTCGAGGTCCAGATGCGGTGGCAGCCTTGCGCGTGCTTGATGCTGCAATGCAAGGCCAGAAGCTAACAGACGCGCAAACGGATATGCTGGCGAGAATGGTGACCACCGCGCTGGCGTCTTCAACCGCACCGACGGCTGGACGTGAAACAGCCCGGCAATTTGGGCAGTAAGGACTAATCATGGCAGTCAACAACATGAGCGAACCGCAACTTGTCACCGACGTTGAGATCAGCATGATCATGGCGGACTTCAACGGGGAGGTTAAACTTCCCGAAGTTGAAACCGCATTCAAGCCGCTGACCGAAGACGAGATCGGCGGCATCGTGTCGCAGGCTGTTGACGATGCCATCGGCTTTATCGGCAGCGAGATCGCCGAGCGTCGGTTGAAGTCGCAGCGATACTTCAATGGCGAAGTTGACATCGGCGAGGAAGAAGGCCGCAGCACGATGGTATCGACCAAGTGCCGCGACACGGTGCGGGCCGTTAAGCCGTCGATCCAGCGCGTGTTTATGACATCCGAACGCCCGGTCGAGTTCATCCCGCAGGGGCCGGAAGATGTTGCCTCTATGGAGCAGGCCAGCACCTACGCGGCGGCAAAGTTCCGGCAAAGCAACGGATTCCAAATCCTGCGCGATGTCACGCACGACGCCTTGGTGAACATCACCGGCTACACCAAAGCGTATTGGGCTGAATACGATCAGGCCAAGATATTCTCGTTTACCGATCTGGACGACGCCCAGTATCAGGCCATCGTCGCGTCGCCGGGTGTTGAGATCCTGTCCGAAGAAATGCGGCCGGACGACGAGACGATCAGCATCATCCAGCAGCAAGTGGACGCCGGCCAGCAAATGGCGCAACAGGCCGCCGCCGCTGGCCAGCAGATCGACCCGTCGCAACTGCCGCAGATGCCTGACCCGTTGCCGCAACTGCACGACGTGCGGGTCATCCGTCGCAACCCGACCGGCAAGATGTGCATCGAAACAATCCCGCCGGAAGATTTCTTCATCGACCGCAACGCTCGATCCGATACCGATTACTATGTGATCGGCCACCGCACCGAACTGCGTGCCGGCGATGTCATCGCCATGGGCATTGATGAAAGCCTTGTGCTGGACCTAGACAGCGTGGCTGCCATCGACACCCGCGACGAGGAAGACCAAGAACGTCGCCGTTATCCCATTAATCGGGACGAAACCGAGAATGCCGCCGATCCGGCCATGAAGCAGGTGACGATCACCGAGGCTTACATGCGGATCGACATCGACGGCACGGGGACGCCGATCTTGCACAAGTTTATCTTGGGCGGCTCGGCCTACAAGATGCTGACCTATGAGCCTGTAGACGACCACCCGTTCGCCGGTTGGCACGTTGATCCTGAGCCGCACACCTATTTCGGCCGCAGCTTGGTTGAGATCATTGAGCAGGATCAGGACGCGGCAACGGCAATCATCCGTGGGATCTTGGACAACGTCCAGATGACCAACAATCCTCGGATTGAAGCTGTCAAAGGTCAGGTCGAAATTGATGACCTGTTGAACAACGAGATCGGCGGCATCGTGCGCGTCAGCCAGCCCGGTATGCTGCGCGATTTGTCCGTTCCCTTCGTCGCCGGCCAGACCTTGCCTGCGCTGGCCTACGTTGACCAGATGGTGGAGATGAAGACCGGCGTGACGCGGGCCAGCATGGGCCTAGATCCTGACGCACTGCAGTCGACCACCAAGGCGGCCGTCACAGCCACCGTAAGCGCCGCTGCGGGCCAAGTTGAAGTCATGGTGGCCAACCTTGCCTATACCGGCATGCGCCGCCTATTCGGCCAAATCCTGCGCCTGATGGCCACGCATTCGACCAAGGCCGAGATGCTGCGGATCAACGGCAACTATGTGGCCATGGATCCCCGTGTGTGGGATGCCGATCTAGACTGCGAAGTGAACGTGGGTCTAGGCACGGGCCGCGAAGAGCAAAAGACGGCCATGCTGGGCCAGATCCTGCAACTTCAACTGCAGGCCATCCAAACCTACGGGCCGGCAAATCCGCTGTCCGGGTTGCCGCAGTTGCGCAACACGCTGGCCGATCTGACCGCCGTCAACGGCATCCGCAACGTGGATCGCTACTTCCTGCCGCAGCAACCCGCAGCCGCCGAACAGCCGCAACAGGCTGGCCCGCAGCAGCCCCAGCAGGGTGATCCGGCACAGGCCATGGTGCAGGCCGAAACGATCAAGGCGCAGGCCAAGATCGCGTCGGACCAGCAGCGCATCCAGCTTGATTTCTACAAGGCCAAGATGGCCGACGATCTGCAACGTGATCGCATGGTGCAGGACATGGAGATCGCCATGGCGCAGATCGCCGGCAAGTATGGCATCGCCTTGGATACGGCGGCCATCAAGGCCCAACAGGCTGCCACGCAACCCGTTCAGCCTGTACAGAATCAGGTACAGCAGCAGCCGCAGCAGCCTAACATGATGGGTGGCATCTGATGGATGTGACCCAACGCGCACAGCGGGCAAAGTTGCTTTTGGAGGATCCCCTTCTCAAAGAGGCGTTTGATGTGTTACAAGATGCACAGATCAGGGTTTTTACCAGTGATACGTGCAGCCCTGAACAGTTGACTGAGGCGCATCGGATGGTCCGTGCGTTAAACGCGTTGAAAGATCAGATTGCCTCTATCGTGATCGACGGCAAGATGTTTGATCATCGCCAAGGGAAAGGGCAGCACCGTGTCTGACACGACTGCAAACGACGGAAGCATTGACGCCGTAGCGGCCAGCCTTATTGAGATGCCGGCCGAAAAGGTCAAAGAGGAAGAAACCGAAGACTTGGCGCAGTCCGAACAGGATGACGCACAAAGCCAAGACGATGGTGACGACGCGGAAGCCGTAGAGGCGGATGCGGATTCGGATGAAAGCGCAGACGAAAGCGAAACGGAAACCGAAGAGGACGAACCGACTGAGCAACTGTTCACCGTAAAGGTTGACGGGCGCGACCAGCAGGTTCCCCTAAACGAGTTACTCCGGGGCTATTCGGGGCAAGCATACATCCAAAAGGGCATGAAGGAAGTTGCATCGGCTCGCCAAGAGACGACGGCAGTTTTTCAAGCCCTGCAAGCCGAACGCCAACAGTTGGCACAAGTCTTTCAGGCGGCTCAGTCTGGGCAAATCCCTATGCGACCGCCGACGATGCCAAGCGAACAACTGCTATCCACAGACCCCATCGGCTATCTTGAGGCCCGCGTCAAATATGACAAGGAACTTGCCGGCTACCAGCAATCCCAAGCCTTGCGGCAGGAACTGGAAGCCCGTGATGCCGAAGCCAGAGTACAGGCCCACCGCTCTTTCCTTGCGGAACAGCAACAGCAACTCGCTCGCGCCATTCCAGCCCTAGCCAAGCCCGAAACGGCGGCAAAGGTAAAGCAGGATCTGATCAAGGCCGGCACTGAGGTTTACGGGTTTGGGATCGACGAACTAGAGCAAGTGGCCGATCACCGCTTGCTGCGTGTCTTGCACGATGCAGCACAATATCGCCGCATCGTATCTGGCAAGGCCGCCGTCGAGAAGCAGGCACAGCAGCAACAGCGCACGCCGGTGATTAAGCCGGGCGCTAAACCTGCCGCACAAGCATCAAAGAATGTGACTGCTGACAAGGCTAAGGTGCAGATGAAGCGCACAGGAAGCGTGGACGATGTTGCTCGTTTCCTCCTGAGTTAAACCCAATCTAGGAGCTGCCAAAATGGCCGTGAACTCGAATACCCAACAGACCTATGGCGTCACCACGATCCGTGAAGATCTGCAAGATGCCATGATCTCCATCTCGCCCATGGACACCCCGTTCATGTCGGCTATCGGCCGCAAGTCGGTGTCCAACACCTACTTCGAATGGCCCGTTGTTGATCTGGCATCGCCCGCCGCCAACCGTGTGGTTGAAGGTGAAGCTGCCCCCGGCAACGACGCGCCCACCAACGCCGTCCGTCTGTCGAACTACACCCAGATCTCGGACAAGGTGGTCGAAGTTTCCGACACTGCCGACGCCGTGAACGGTGCAGCCGACGCCCAGACGCTGGCCAAGCAGATCGCCTTCAAGTTGAAAGAACTGAAGCGCGACATGGAACTGATGCTGCTGTCGAACATCGCAGCGTCGGCCGGTTCGACCTCGACCGCCCGTGCCACCGCTGGTCTGCCTGCGTTCCTGACCTCGAACGTGTCGCGTGGCTCTGGCGGCGCGAACGGCACTCTGTCTGGCACGACCGCTGGCTATCCCAACGCTGCTGCCACCGACGGCACTGCACGCGCCTTGACCGAGGCTATGTTGCAGACCGTTATCGCATCGGCTTGGAACAACGGCGCGGAGCCTACCATCGTCCTGTGCGGCTCGGCCGTGAAGCAGAAGATTTCTTCGACCTTCACCGGCTCGGCCACCAAGTATCAAGACATGACCGCGACGAAGACTTTGTCGGCGGCCATCGACATCTACGTTTCCGACTTCGGCACGCTGCAAATCGTTCCGTCGCGTTTCTTGGAAACCCGCACCGTGGCAGCCCGCGACGTGTTCGTGCTTGACCCGAACTACGCCCGCGTTGCCTACTTGTCGAACGTGTCGCAAAAGCCGCTGGCCCGCACCGGCCACTCTGAGCGTCGCCTGATCGCCGTCGAATATGGCCTGCAGGTTGACACCCAGAAGGCCCACGGCGTCATTGCCGACATTAACGGCGCACTCTAATCTAACATCTGGTGACGCTGCTACGGTGGCGTCACCACCACTTCGCAGGGGAATGCACATGAAGATCAAGATTACCACCGCCCGTCAGCCTTGGGTCAACGCCCAGCCGCACGACATCGACGCAGAGGTCGAAACCAGCGACGAGGAAGGCCAGATTCTAATCGCAGCAGGCTTTGCCGTTGCCGTCGATGCACCGCGTCGCCGTGCGCGTTCTGAGGCCACCGAGGCTGCAGAGGCTGTCTAATGACCTACGACATCAAGCAGACGATTATTGAGCAGGATGGCAAGGTCATCATTAACCGCCATCAGGATGTCCAAAGCCTGCTTGATGACAACGCCCGTCTGGCAACCTTCGCGCCCAGTGCGCACGGTGAAGCCAAGTTCCGCCTTGCCGGCCGGATCCCGTTGGTTGTGGCCGAACAATGGTCAGCCGAATGTGGCGAAGCTATCGGGACGCAAGGATTTGCTCTATACGTTAAGAAGAAGCTGCTGGACGGCGACTTTGCCAAGCTGCGTGTGAAGGGATTCTAACATGGCCGACGAACTGAACACGCCGAACCATCGCTATTACCAACCGCGCTACAACATCCAGTTAGCAAAGCAGGACTTCAGCAAGCAATGGATTTTTGCGAGCGGCATCGCAAAGATCGACAGCTTTATGATTAGTCCGCTTTTTGCGGCTGCCGAACCCGGCGTATGGTACGACCCATCTGACTTGACTACCCTATTCCAAGACAACGCAGGGACCACGCCTGTGACGGCTCCGGGGCAGACCGTTGGCCTGATGCTGGATAAGTCTCAGGGGCTGGTGCTTGGGGCGGAGTTGGTAAGTTCTGGTGCTGCCGCTCTGGTCGGAACTGCCACTGCGGCGACCTACAGCACAAGCACTGGCGTTGGCACAGTTTCCCGCGTGGATGCCAGCAACCAGTCTTCTGTCAGGTGGTCGTCTCTAAACAGCACCAGCAACTACAAAATTCGCGTGACTTGCACTAGCGGGAATATCTCTATTCGGGCAGGTGACGTATCCACCGCAGTTCTCCAAACACTGACTTCTGGGCAATCGTTTGATGGCTTTGTCGTTCCAGCAGGTGGTTTCTTTACAATTACGAACGCTCCCGTTGTTGGAACTTCGGGTTTCACCGTTACCTCCGTCCGCGAAATCGCTGGCAACCACGCCACGCAAGCCACATCCACGCAGCGTCCTACCTACGGGATCAACCCCATCACGGGGACGCGCAACCTGCTGACCTACTCAAGCTGGTCTGATGCTGTTGCTGGAACCCCCGGAACTGCGCCTACTGGCTGGGGATTCTTTTTGGGAACTGGATCAACAAGTCTTTCTGGCGGGTTAGATGCAGAGGGCGCGCAAGCAATTAAGTTTGACGCAACTGTTGGGCAACGCATAGTCTACAACCAATCAGCCAATGTTGTTGCTGGAAACACATATTCTCTTTCTGCTGACGTTGTTGCTGTTTCGGGAGCGGGCACCGTAGCAATAAGCATTGTGTCAGGAACTGCAATCGGCACAACAACCGCTGTTACCAATCCGTCAACTGGACGAAGGACAGCCAGCTATGTTTGCACCACGTCAGGAACCGTTGGTTTGCGACTTGGACTTGGTATTACTGTCGGCGTTGCTGGGACTTGTAGTATCACCCTTACGCAGCCCCAGTTTGAAGTAGGCTCCACCGCCACCGCCTACCAGAAGGTTGTCTCGCAATACGAAGTCACCGAGGCTGGGGTTCAGTCTGAGCAGTATCTGCAATTCGACGGCGTGGATGACGGCATGGTCACGAATACGATCACTCCAGCCATCGACAAGGTGCAAGTGTTCGCTGGTTTAAGAATGCTTTCCAGTAGCGTCAATAGCATACTTGCCGAGTTTAGTACTTCATCAGCTTCAAACATTGGCTCATTTAACCTGCAAGCTCCGCTCAACACAAACAACTATCGTTTTGCTTCAAGGGGAACACTCACGGGGAGTACCCCGTCAACAGGAAACATATTTGTTGCGCCCGTAAGCAGTGTCATCTCTGGCACGAGCGACATCTCTGGCGACCTAAGCGTTTTGCGCGTAAATGGCGCAGAGGCTTCTAGAGTTACAGTCGATCAAGGCACAGGCAACTACCTCGCATACCCACTTTACATTGGTCGCCGTGCGGGAACTTCAGTGCCATTCAACGGTCGCCTCTACAGCCTGATCGTGCGCTTCGGGGCTAACCTGACAGATGGGCAGATCACATCCACTGAGGCGTGGGTCAACGGCAAAACGGGAGCAATGACGTGGATATTGACCCAAGGAATATGGTATGATGACGGCCAATGGTACGATACCGCAGCATGGAATGATGGAGTATAACGAATGACGAGCATCTCTAACGGCGAAAGCGGCTTTGATGTCCGCACCAAGCTAAATTCTTCTCTCGCTGTGACTGATGCGTTCACAGTCAGCGGTGCAAACGTAGGGATTGGGACTAGTTCTCCGGGGCAAAAGCTACAAGTTCAAACTGCCGCGTTCACTAACGCAGTTGTGCGTATCAGCACTGGCGGCAGCACAGTTGGAAACTTTAAGCGCCTAGAGTTTACAGACAGTGCTGGAACCGTGGTCACAGGTACAATCACTTCCTATGGCAGCGTTCAAGGTGGTGGCAATAACTATGTAATGGCGTTTGATGTAAATGGTGCGGAGCGTGCGCGTATTGACTCAGTTGGCAACGTTGGCATTGGAACCGTTTCACCGAACGCCGCAGCCATTGTAGACGCCCAAAGCACGACCAAGGGCGTCCGCTTCCCAAACATGACAACCACCCAGAAGAATGCCATTGCAAACGTGGCTGGCTTGGTCGTCTTCGACACCACGCTGGGAAAACTTTGCGTCAACACGGGCGCTGGCTGGCAAACCATTACATCTGTCTAAGGGAGACAAAAGAATGATCACCACCACTTGGACCATCTCGCAACTTGACCGCAGCCTGTCAGACGGCGCTGTCTACACTGCCCATTGGCAGGTCGTTTCGGTTGATGGCGACTACAGCGCGTCAGCCTACAGCACCACGTCATTCACGCCTGACCCTGCTTCTCCTGACTTTGTGCCTTACGCTGACTTGACCGAGGCAGAAGTGCTGGGCTGGGTCTGGGCAAGCGGCGTTGACAAGGATGCCACCGAGGCGTCTCTGGCCGAGCAGATCGAACTGCAAAAGAACCCCGTCACAGCTACTGGGACGCCTTGGCCCTGACCGTGAAAGAGCAGCCAGACGACGCGCCAACGGAATCCTGAACCCGTTGACACGTCGCTGGCCGGATTAACTCAGGTTAGCGTTTTGAAAGGCCGTGTGCCTGCCAGTTCCTCGGCCTGCACATCCTTGATGAAAGCATCCAGCCGGTCATCCTTGATGGCAGCGATAAGGTTGTTGCGGTTCAGCCGAAGCTTGCCGGCGGCCTTGCTCGCGTTGGGGTAAAGCACGCCCAAGATCCTCACCGATCCCCTATATCGGCCAGAGTACTCGTTAACCTTCGCGGCTCTGGCGTAGTCCGCATTCTCCCACGGGGCCGCCGGCAGTGAGATCTTGTCGCAGCCTTCCATGCCGGCGGCTATCTTGCTCTTGTCGTAAACCGACACAGTTTTGATGCGCATCAGCCGATCTCCAACAGAACACGCTGCGACCGCCAGCCCGACAGGTTTGCGTTGCGCTGCCCCGGCGTCGGCATCGCCTGATGCTCGAACGGCGACATATGCTTCTCATCGCGTAGGAGAGCCGCCAGCCGCATGTCATCGGCGTTGCTAGGCGCTGACCCATCGTGCCGCAGATAACTCACTCTAGCGCAGCGTGCGGCGCTCTCAGATAGGTTGCCGCCGTAAGGGCGATGCCAATGGCCGGCGTCCAAAGGTAATGCGGTTGAATTACCTATGGCATCGCGCATCGCCTCGGCCAGCGCCCGCATCGTCGGATCGGCGGCAGGGTGGCAGCGCAGGTCGAAGAAGTTTTGCCAATCGGTGGCCGTGATGACTATGCTGATGTGGCTGAACGGCTCCAGAACACGGTTGACGATCTGCTTGTGCAGGCCTAGTTCATCCAACCTACAAGCCCAATAAACGGCGTCGCCCATTGCCTCAAGCCAGATTTCTTTAGCCGCTTCTGCTTGCTGTACTTCCTCGCCGGCCTGCATACCCGGCTGGTTGCTGCCCCATTCGACAGGCATTGCCAGATCACGCATAACATCGTCAATCATCCGTATGATCGGCACGGCACGGCTGCTGCTGGCAGAACGGCTAAATGCCCGGTGCGTCATCACCTCGCTGTGAATAAAGCGCGGGTAACGCGCCTGCACCGTGATGAGATCCGGGCATCCGGGGTGGCTGCTGTGGGCCACGATCTTTGCCTCAATTGTCATTGGTTTGCGTCTCCATTTTCGAAATATATTTGAACACGGCCATCCTGATGCGTTCGGCCGACACTTTGCTGTTAGTTCGACTTGCACTGCGGATGTAATGCCGATTGAACCCCAAGCTTAAGCTGGCCGCCGTCATGCTTGGGAAGGTTACGCCGTGCAACACAACCTCATTGCCGTTGTATTTGCCATCTTTCTTGCGGCCTATTCCCATGCCGACGACATCTTCCCGGCCACGCTCGATGGCGTCGTATATGTAGCTGGTAGATACGTTGAACGCCTTGGCGGCATCGCGCACCGTTTCGTAAACCTCGCCGCGAATCTTTACCTTCATTTTTCCATTTCCTCATGCTGCCGCCATGCGGCGTCGATTTCGTCTATGCCTAGAGCCTCGGCCCTAATTCGGTTAATATCTGGGCCATTTTGTTTGACCATGTATTCCACCAGCGCGATTTGCTCGTCGGTGGCCCACCATGCAGGGATGCGTCTGTATCCTGCGGCCCTGAGTGCGTCTGATGCTTTGCCCATGCGCAGTTCCTCCCTTCGCTGCAGTCGTGATTACAGGGCGGGCAGGTCATTTCTTCGCCTTTTCTTTATAAAAGATGTGGTTGCCGTACATCCCGACCATTTGGAGATCGTCAGCCCAGTAGGGTTCGCAGTCGCGGGTGTGGTAGTGGGTCGCCCCAGTCCGGAACTCACCACCATATAACAGCACCTCGTTTGCCACAATTTGGGCGTAGAGCCATGCCACAACGTCTTTCGGTTTGTCGCTTTTGCCATCGTGTGTCCAACTAAATTGCTTGTCCTGCCAGACAACCTCGCAGACATCGTTGGGGTATTCTCCGCTGTTGACGCGTTCCATGACAACCTCGGCAATCATGCGCTGGGCGTCAGGATCCTCGCCGCGTGCTTCCCAGTAAACATTCAATGCCAAACAGGCGGCTGCTGCTGTGGTGATGATCATTTTGCTTTCCTCTTATAGATCACTGGCCGAACCACTGGGGCTGCCAATACTGCGACAAAACTTGCTCAGGCGTCTCCACGCCGTCCTTCACGCTGGCCCGGATGTCATCCACCAAAACCCGGTTGCAGATCGTGCGCACCCGTTCGCTTTTCACGCCAAAAGATCTGGCGATGTCTGCCGCCGGCTGCTGCATGCGCAGCTTGACCAAATGCAGCACATATTCGTCATCCTTGCGGGTTGTGTGAACACCGCCGCTCATTGTTACTCATCCTTTTCTTCCGCCGACCAATCGCAATCTTGGCAAGTCCAACTGCCATTGGACAGGCTGACCTCACCGCCGCACCATGGGCAGATCTTCTCGCAGCCATCATAGTGACCATCGGCGGCCCGCATGTTGCCGTCCAGTTCGTGCCACTTACTCATTCGTCAACCCTCTCAAAGTCTGCCTCGTTGATGGCATACATCGTGCGCCGGACCAGCATGCCGCCGCGAGCCATTTCCTGCATCTTGGCTATCACGCTGAACATCGGATGATCGATGGCGCTGGCCATCTCGTTGACCGTGGCCGTGCCGTTTTCACGCAGATCGTTCAGGATCTTGATGGCCAACTCGTCTTGCGCATTTGGCTCGGCCGGCTTG